CCACTGGCGCGGCCAACGTCAGCACCGGGCTTGGTGGTGGTAGCGGCTCCTGCTTCGAGCACTACTTCGACGTGCTGCCGGCGTCTCAGGCCTACACCATCGGTGGCGCGGGCGCGGGCGGCGGTGGCAATGGAGGGACGACGATCTTCGGCTCGCTCACCGCGCCTGGTGGCCTCGGCGGCACTTCGATCAATGCTGTCCCTCCGTATCTGATTACTGGCGGCACTGATGGCGGACTGGCCACGGGCGGCAACATCCTGAATACGCAGGGCCAGCAGGGAGGGCCGGCGCAGGCCTTGAGTACCGGCGCCTTCGTCTCCGGCGCTGGCGCCCCGTCGCGGTTCGGTGGCGGCGGGCGCAGCCTTGGGTCGGCAACAGGCGGTGGTTACGGCGCCGGCAGCCCGGGGGCCGGTGGTGGTGGCGCGATCAATGGTACGTCGTCGCCCGGCCAGCCAGGCGGCGCTGGTGGCCCCGGCCTGATCCTCGTCTACGAGTACTCCTGAGAGGCCGCCATGACCTCTTCACGCTCACGTTCCACGCCGCTGGACAGCGGTCTTCAACCGCTCGATGGAGCACAAAGGAAGTATGTGCGCTTCGATCCGACCCTAAACACGGGCCACGTTCTGCAGATCGTCGTCCTTGTGGTCGGCGGTTTCGCTGCCTACGGCGCCATCAAGACCGACCAAGTGCAAACGCGCTCCGACCTCGAGCAGGTCAAGGCCGTGGCTCTCATCGAGCGCGCTCAGACCACGCAGGCGATCGCAGAAATCAAGCTCGAGATGAAGGAGCAGGGCAAGTCGCTCGGCGACATCAAGGAAGGCATCGCAATCCTACGCGGCCGAGCCGCAGAACCTGGGAGTGGACGGAAATGACTGACTTTAAAGCATCGTTCTGGGCGTGGTACGACAAGCACGTCTCTGCCGGTTGGTACAAGGCGATCTCGCTGTACATCGGCATGCTGGCCGCGCTGTTCCCCTACCTGCTGAACATCCTTGACGCGCTGCTGTCGAGCTGGCCCGATGTGGCGGGGATTCTCAAGCTGAGCCCCGGAACCACGATGGTTTTGCAGATCTTCTTGGCAACGGTCGTCCTTCCGGCCGCGCGGGCATGGCAGCAGAAGTCGGTGCGAGAGGCGACGCTGAACCAGGCCGTGAAGACCGGAGAAGTCACTACGGATGTCGGCACCGATGAAGTGCAGGTGAATGTGGCGGTGAAGCCATGAAAACCCTCACATCCGAAGACTTCACGCGCGCGGCCGAAACCCTCGGCGTGGACGTAGCCAGCATCAAGGCAGTGGCACAAATCGAGGCACCGAACGGCGGTTTCCTCGCCACGGGTGAGCCGACCATCCTCTTTGAGCGGCATGTGTTCAGCAAGCGCACGCAGGGCCGGTTCGACGCGACGCACCCGAGCATCTCCAACCAGACGCCGGGCGGCTACGGCCCCACTTCGGCGCAGCACGGGCGCCTAGCAGAAGCCGCGAAGCTCGACCGTACCGCCGCGCTTGAATCCGCGTCGTGGGGGAAATTCCAACTGATGGGGTTCAACCACCAGACGGCTGGCTACATGACGCTGCAAGGCTTCATCAACGCCATGTACGAGAGCGAGGGAAAGCAGCTCGACGCCTTCGTGTCCTTCCTGAAGAACGACCGCGGCGGGGCGATCCATCGCGCGCTCAAGGCGCAGGACTGGGCCATGTTCGCCAAGCTCTACAACGGCCCCAGCTACGCCAAGCACAACTACGACGGCCGGCTGCGCGACGCATACCGGGTGGAGTCGACGTGAAAGCCTGCTGCCTCTGCGGCGGCTCCGGCCACAGCTCGAGCGCGTGCCCTTGGAGGACCGTTGTGGAGCGTCCACGAGCAACAAACTCCGTTGTGGTCGGTGAAGCGCGTTTTGTGAGCGACAAGCCATGAACCCGTACCTGATCCTTGCTGTGGTGGTGGGGTGGGGCGCCTCAGTCGGTGGCGCCTTCTTCTACGGGCAGGGGGTCGGCAAAGACAGCGAGATTGCAGGGCAGGCCAAGATCAACAAGGCGGTGCTCGAAACCCGAGAAGCCGCACAGCAAGGAGCGGCAGATGCCATCGCCAAACTCAAGCCGGTCAACCGGACGATCGTTCAGCGCACTGAGCGGGAGGTGCGGGAAAACGTTCGCTATTCTGAGTGCGTCAATACTGACGGCCAGCTGCGCAACATCAACGCCGCGATCGCTGGACGGGCGCCCGAGCCCGCTCCTGGTGGCGTCGTGCCCGGCAATCAGTGAGCTGACCGACCCGAGTTTTGGCGCTACGGTGCTCAAGCTGGTGGAGCTCGCCGGCCAGTACAACGAATGCCGGGCCGCCGCTCTGGCGGGCAAGCCTGCCGCTCCGGTGGATTACTCGCTGGGCGGGCGGTTGAAGCCCTGACCCATCAGCCTTTGGCCGGCAGCAGCACCCAACTCTGCGCGTAGTCCCGCTCGACGCCGATTCCATCCTCGACCCGTTCGAAGCCACCCACAACCAGGCGATCAGGCGTCAGATCGATGAGCCGCGCATCCCAGATAGGGCTCGGGCATGGCTTGTCATTCGGAGGATTCAGCACGCGCGCACGCGATATGTACCGGGCGAGCTGCTTTTCGAAGACGTGCTCGACGATCACCGACACGCCCAAGAGGCGCACCGGGAACGCATGGCGCCACGCTGGGATGACCTTCCCTTGTTCGCGGGTGACGATGAGATCGAAGAGTAGAGCCACTGTATGAGCATACAGTATCGATGCTCGCAGCCTTGCGCATGGCTGCGAGATGGGGGCCTTGTTATAGGCGGGGCGTCAGGTTGGCGCGCGACCGATAAACGTGATCTTGAACGGCCGGTACTTGCTGCGATGGTCCTGTTCGCAATAGCGGCGGAACGCGGCTTCGTGCAGTTCACCGGGCAGCATTTCGATGCTGTGCCCGGTGGTTCCGCCCTTCCACGAACCTTTCTCAGGTCCGACTTCGGCGCTGAAATCCAAAGCCAAGGAGCGGCTCACCTTGTTGCGCCGGAAGAAGCGCAGCCACTGGAATGAACCTTCGCCGAAAGTCCACTCGCGCTCTTCAATGTGCGTCGTTGCTACGATGCGCGCTCCGTCGAAGTCGTCGAACTCAAAAGCGACCTTAGGCATGGACTCTTTGAACTCGCGCTGCTCGTCGTATCGGCTGAGGCTGCCGCCGCGTTGGCGTCGCCGGGGTTCGATCCATTCGCGCAAAACTTCGTTGTTCAGCCCCCGATAGGTATGGCGATGGAAGTGCAGCTGGGTCCACGGTAGAAACTTGCACCAGCTTCGCGTCGTCTCGCTGTCGCCGGTCTGGGGGCCATGGAAAACCTGTAGGAACCCTTCGCCGTACATGAAGCCGTACTGGACGGCATGCACATCCCAGTAGCCATCGCCCGGCCCCTTGTGCCAATCGTACTTCGTCATGTCAACCCAACGCCGCCACGGCTTGAGGATCGGCGGCAGGTCGCAGATCAGCGTATGCCCGAACGCATGCAAGCGAAGGTGGCATGAGGCCGCATCGTCATCATTCTTGTCGCCGCCAGATATGGCGATCAAGCCGAAACGCTTCGAGCCTTGGTCGCGGCTGTAGAGGAATGGGCCGAGGTGCTTGTCGTTGTCGCTCCAGCGGCGGTGTTTGTAGGCGATGCTCATTTGAGGCTCACTTTCTTGGGAGTGCGGGCGAAGTGCCCAGATGGAAACTCAGCGCTTAAAATCGTCATCGGCCAAGCAAAACGCGCCCGGCTAGACAACGGGGAAAACAAACTGACCGCTCGAAATCCCCCCGGATTTCCCGCAGACCCGCATAAACAGGGCCTGTACGACGCCCGTTCCGGGCACCATTGGTCAGTGTATAGAAGTCTTCGGTTTTCCGCTACAGAGGGAAAACCGGCGTAGTTACTGGGTTCCGCTGGGTATGATCGGCCGGCCCTTTCCGCACCAGACGACAGAGTGCGGGAAGTTCCTCCCCCGAAATTCCCCCGACGAATCCCCCGATGGCTGCACCGAAGAAGACGCCGCAGGGCACATGGCGTGTCCAGCTTGAGATCAACGGCCAGCGCGACAGCGGCACGTTCGCCACGAAGCGCGAGGCCGACGACTGGAACGCGCGCAGATCGATCGAACTGAAGGCCGAGGGGAAGGGTGGGCCGGGCGCTGGAAAGACGCTCAGGGACGCTCTCAGGCGGTACAGCGACGAGGAATCGCCGAAGAAGCGCGGCAGGCACTGGGAAACCATTCGTCTCGCCGCCTTCGAGAAGGAACTGCACGCCGCGCTGCCGGTGAAGAAGCGCCTCCAAGCGATCACGACCGACGACATCAGCAAGTGGCGCGACGCCCGGCTCACGACGACTTCGCGCGGTTCCGTGCTGCGCGACCTGGGGCTGCTGTCTGCTGTGCTGGAGACGGCCCGCCGAGAGTGGAAGTGGATCAAGGTGAACCCGGTGCGAGACGTTCGCAAGCCGACCAGCCCGACGCATCGCGACCGGATCATCCGCCACGACGAAGCCCGCAAGGTGCTGCGCGCGCTCGGCTACGGCTTCCCGGTGCGCAGCGTGTCCGGCGCCGTGGCCGCGTGCTTCCTGACGGCCCTCGCCACCGGCATGCGTGCCAGCGAACTGACCGGCCTGCAATGGGCGCAGGTCAAGGGCGATCACGTCGTCCTGCTGGTGACGAAGAATGGCAAGCGCCGCGACGTGCCCCTCACACCCGTGGCCCAGCGCCTCATCGCGCAGATGAAGGACTGGGACAAGGACTCGGTGTTCGGCCTGAAGTCGACCGTCCTCGACGCGCTGTTCCGCAGGGCGCGCGCCAAGGCTGGGCTGAAGGGGCTGGTGTTTCACGACGCCCGCCACACGGCCGCCACGGCGATGGCGCGGAAGCTGGACGTACTAACGCTCTGCAAGGTGTTCGGCTGGTCCAACACCAAGCAGGCGCTGACGTACTTCAACCCCTCCGCCTCAGACATTGCGCGACGCCTCGCGTGATTCCCACTCGACCACCTCGCAGACCAGCCACTTGCCGTCCTTGCCCGGCGACGGCACCACGCCGCGCCTGACGCGATCCGTGAGGGTCTTGCTCGAGATGCCCAGCCGCTCACACATCTGCGTGCGCGTGAGCCTGGCGCCGACAAGCCGTGACATTGCAACGAACGCCGCGGTCAGGCTGTCGAGCCGCTGAAGAATTGCCGTGTCGCTCATTTGCCTTCTCCGTGTAGTGGCTCTGGGGGAGTGGGTTGGAGGGGTGCGACAGACCGCGCGATGGCGATCAGCACGTCCCTGAACGCTTCCGGCGTGGCATTGCGGATGCGCGTCTTGTCCTTGCCTCCGACCATGGCCATCATTCCGATGCGGCGGGCCTTCTCGTAGCCGTGCTTGGCCAAGGCCACCGGGTGGATGCGCTGGCCGGACGATCCCCAGCGCAAGATAGGCAGATCGCTCAGCGCGACGCCGTGCACGACCAGCCATGTCGGCTTGCCGGCGAAGTGGCCGTAGTTGCCCTGGTAGACGCAGCACGTCCAGCCGCCATGACCGTCAGCCACCCAGCCACCGGATCGTGGCGGACGGTTGATGCCGAAGTGCTCCCAGGCGCGCGAGTCGCACGGGTGCTCAATCACACCGCCGTGCTGCCGGATCGCGGCCCATGCAGCCTCGAAACATCCCCCGTCGTCGCCGAGCTTGAACTGATGTGGCTTTCGTGTGCTGCCGTGGAAGAATCGGCCCCACCGTTGGCACGGCGGGTGCGCCACTGCCGGGTGCGGTCCGCTGTACTTGCGTGCGTCGCGCGGTTCATCCCATGGATCCACACCAGGCAGACCCATGTAGCCGCCGTCGGTCTCGACGTAGAGCGCGGCGATCACAGCTTCTCCCCCTTCCCCGCACCCGGTGCCGGGGCTGGCTGCGCGGGGGTGGCGATGTGCAAGTCGCGTGGATGCCAACCCATTTCCAAAGCTCGCTCGCGGGTAATCGCCACCGCCTCGCTTGCGGGCTGTGTTTCTGTCTGCGCTGTGAGAGGTGCGGCGCCCCACTTTTCCAGCGCGGCCTTGATGGTGGCGAGCATTGGGACGCGGCCCTCCGGCGTCATGCGCGCCGCGAGGAAGTCTTCAATGGCTTCGTCGTCCGGCACTCCTGCCGCTGCTGTAGCACCTGAGCGTGCAGCAAGAGCGGCGATAAAGGCGTCTCGCGCATCGATTTCGGCAGTCGAGACTTTCGTGATGCTCGCGATGGTGGCGCCGATGCGGTTTCGCTCGGCCCCTTCTTCGTAGCTGGCGCTGGCCCATTTCTCGGCCAGCTTGTAGAGCGGGGGGTCTTCGACGTGCGCCACCGGCTCGCCCGTCAGCGCTCCCTGTGGTAGGTCAGCCCCTGCGGGGGCAACGGTTGCAGCGCGGGCAATGCTGGCGCCACGTGCGTCGATCCTGTTCTGATCCATCACACGCCTCCTTCCGTGCCCTGCTGGGCTTGCGCGAGGTCTGGGGCACCGGGTGCAGATGCGGCCAGAGCGGCGCGGATGGAGCCGCGAAGGTTGCTGCGTAGAGTCCGATTCGAGCCACCGACTCGAAACGACCATCCAGGACCTACCTTCACGATCTCTACCGTGGCCCCGTGCTTTTCTAACCAATCCAGCAGCTGCGCATCACTCAGCCCCGCAGGCACTGCCACATCCGGCACTGGCGTATTTGGCGCCGGGAGCGCGTCGATCATGTCGTCGAAAGTCTCGCCCGCAAGATTTCGTGCGTGCAGCTCGGCCCACTGGCGAGGATTAAGTCTGCGTGCCTTCTCGTAGCGGACCCAGCCTTGCTGTAGCTCGACGGTCGCAGGCTCTGCCCGTGGTGCATCCTGGCTGCTGGGTGTAGCAGGGGTGGCGAGGACCAAAGGCGTGTTGAATCCGTGGTCTGTCTGACGTTTGCGCGTCAACTTCACAACCATTTCGCTTTGCCGTGGACCCCATTCGATGGCCTTGCTCCACGCCACCGGCTCCCCTATGGCTTCCACCGGAGGGGGTGCGGCATCACGGTCCTGGCCCCACACGAACCATGAGCCTGTGGCGTCTTCGATCATCGCGCGCGTCGCTGGGTGCACGTTGTGCAGCTGCACCACCAGATTCTTTGCCCGCGTCAGGTCGGCCGACAGCTTGTCGAAATCCTCGCGCGCCACTGGTGCTGTGGCCTTGGTGGTGGCGAGAGCGGCTAGCCATGCTTGCCACATGTTTTCTGTGTCGGCATTCGAGTAGAGGAACTCGCCGGCGACAACTCGCCCGTCGAGCCACTCCTGCTCATAGTTTCCGTCTTCGCAGAACCAGACTTCAAATGCTGCGCGCTCGGCGGTTTGTTCAGGGATTTGCATGGGGTTTGTCCTTTAGGCGGCCTTGAGGCGCAATTTGGTTTCGTACTCGTCGACCAGCACGGCAAACTTCATAAGGTCGGCTTCGAGCTTTTCGATCTCGTCGTCGTCGCGGTCGATGCGGACGATGTGGAGGCCCTTGCGGCCGGCGTTGGCGAGGTCGGGGATCCAGAGGCAGAGGTCGACCCACTGCCGGCCCAGCAGCCACAGGTAGCCCAGGCACTGATCGCGGTAGGCGGAGAGGTCGCCGTCGACCAGGGCGGTGAACAGGGTGTCGCTGGAAACGAGGGTTTTGATCTCAAGCACGCCGTCGTCGTCGATCGTGCCGTCAGGCGAGAGGCCGAACACCCCATCGTCCGACACGTAGAAGCTCACCTCGTCAACCATATGGCCGGTCTGGGCTTCGTACATCGCGCGGGCCACGGGTTCCTGCTCGGTCCCGGTACGCATGGCGGCGTTCACGAACTTGGCCGGGGCGGTGCCGCCGCAGCGCTCACGGGCGATGTCTCGCGCGTAGTCCAGGCATGCCTTGGACGGCTGGCCGTTCTTGAGACGGTCGCGGCAGTCCTTGAAGCGCGAGCCCGTCACCATGCCCCGGCGCGCCGACAACCACGCCTCGCTACCCTGTTCAAGCTTGAGCCACGGCATCTTTCGCCTCCACGTCAGTTACGTCGTCTTGTGCCGGAGCCAGCAGGCGGGCCTTGTGCGCCTGGCACGCCTTCTTGAGCGCGGTGTGCGCGGCGAGGTCGTTTGCCAGCTTGCCGTTGTTCTCGGCCCAGAAGGCAGACAGTTCCTCGACGGTCTTTGTGGCGCGCGCCTGCTCGATGACTGGGCCAGCATCGATCACGACCGGCTTCGCTGTGGCCGCCAGTCCTTCGCCGCCATCGGTGTTCAGGTGGTGGATCGCTTCGTCCAGCCGGTCCGACTTCGGCCAGTACTTGTAGGCGCGCTTCACGACCGTCTTCTTCGCCATCTCGCCGTAGTCGGTTTTCCATGGAGATGACCGGCCGGCCTTCACGGATTCCGAGCGGTTCTTGATCGCGTCGATCTCGTCGCTGCTCATGCAGTCGGTCAGGTAGTCGCCGCTGGTCGTCTTGACGACAACGTATGCGCCGACGATCTCGCCCCGGTCCTTGGAGAACGGGTTGAAAGAATGCGTCGGTGGCTTGTCGAAGCCGTTGAGCGTGAAGGCGTCGTTGGCGTGCACCAGGTCGGCCTGCGCCCAGAGGATCGAACCGGACTGGATCGCGAGGTCGATCAAGCCCATATAGCTGATGTCCAGGCAGATCTTCCCGTTGCGCGGCACCAAGTACGCCTGCTTCTTGGCGGGGTTCAGGCTGATGCCGATGGCCGCGATGTTCGTGACGGCGTTGATGACCGACTGGCGGTCAGCCGCAGCCAGCTTCGCCACGTAGTCGCTGGCGGTGAGTACTTGGATGGCGAAGCCGGCCTCGCGCTCGAAGTTCAGGGAGCGGTCGACCAGCACGTTCTGGAAACCGACTTCGGCCCCGTAAACGTAGTCGCTGATGGTTTGGATGGCATTCATGTCAGATCACCAGAGAGATGAGGAAGGCGACGACCGGCGAGCACGCCAAGGAGGCAACAAGCACGGTGTCGAGGATTTCGCGGGCGCTGACCTTGCACTCGATCGCGGTCTGGCTGAAGGAGCGCAACCGAGCCTGTTCGCGGTGGGTCTGCATGAGGCCCTGGAAGTCGTCGGGGGAGAGGTCGGCTCTCATGCGGCCACCTCGTTCGTGAGGCAGGTGAGATTGGCAATCTTCTCGTCGATCCGGATCAGTTCCTGCGCGAGCTTCAGACGCAACTCCTTCTTCTGCGCCTCCAACATGCCCACTTGCAGCGGCACCGGGTTGAAGTCGTCCGGCACATCAAACTCAAAAGAGTGAGGGCCGACGAGAACCGTGTCCCAGCAGTCAGAAGGGCTGCCCGGCTTATAGCTCTGGAATTTGAACTTGGCGTTCTCATTGCGTTCGTCTTTCCACTTCTCCCAGACGATGAAGCCTTCAATGACGTGCTTGGACATGCTTACTCCTTCTGTGCGACTCTCGCCGCGTTGATCGAATCGGAAACGGTGAGCGAAGTACGCTCTTGGTGGTCGGTGTCTCTGTTGGTGAAGTACAGCGCTACGGTGAGGATCAGCAGCACGAAAGCGGCGGTGTAGCGAAGGCGGTTCATGGCTTTTTTGCAAGACCGCGCCATGGAAGGTTTGGAACGCCTGCCATACGCTCATTAAGATTCGAGACCGGCACCACCCACCAGCGACGGCCATCCCAATAGTCCGGCACTTCATCGACAGAAATGCCGTAGTCGCGCTCGTAGTAGCCGACCCGTACTGGCCGCACCTTTGCCGGAAACCAAGGCGTCAGTTCGTTACTCATGCGTATTCCTTTCGCGCTTCGTAGCGCCGTTCACCGTTGATCTGCGCTGCCTGCCGCTCAAGGTGGCTGTAGGCGATGGATTCGATGTGCGCGACTTGCCGCTCGGTCAACATCGGGTAGAGGTCGATCCCGCCGACGATGGCCGTCAGAAGCTCCGGTCCTTCCTCGTGGTCGTTGAACGCGCAGTGGACGGGCTCGGACAGGCCGGCATCCCAGTCGTAGGTCAGGTCGCTCATTCCTGCGCTCCTTGTGAGGCGGCAAGAGCGGGAAGTGCGAGCCAATGCGTGAAGGCGTTGACGTCCTTTGCGCGCTCGCCGCGGATCGCCCAGTAAGGCGTCGAGCCCATTTCCTCCAGATAGCCACAGGCGCGGACATTCATTTGCAGATCGCCGCCTGTGTTCTCCCAACCGTCCGCGTCGATGAGCGCTACGGACTGGCCCAATTCCGGCAAACGCGCTGCGATGCTGATCCATCCATCCTCTGCCTCAGGGCGCTCCGAGGGGAGGGAGGCGAGAGGTTGGGTGTAGAGCGCGGTGCCGATTGGCACGGCCGAGTTCTCAAACACAGCGATCCCGAAGCCGGTGGTGCCCGGCATGCGCTCGACAGTGCCGACCGGCTCCTGCTTGCTTTCAAGCTGGAATTCGGCAATCAAGGCCTCGGCAAACTGTATGTACCCGAAGTTCTTCAGCCAATCGCCCGGCATGCTTTCCCACACGCGCACGATTCGGTCGTGCTGCGCGCTCATGACTGCCCCTCCAACTCAGCAACCAACCTCTTGCAGCGTTCGATGTCACGCTGGGCACGGTCGGTGGAATTGGTCCAGCTCAGGAACTCGACGATGTGGGCGAAGGCGGTCATGCGGCCTCCGATGCGATTGGCAATCCAGAGACGTCGATCGCGAACACATGCACAGGCGTCGGCCCGAAATGCTCGTGCTGCAGCATTTGCATGCGGTAGCCGCGCCACGGCAGCACCAGGCGGCGCTCTGCGTCATCCCGAGGCGGGTATCCGCGCGTGAGCACGATCCGGTCGTAACGTCGGCCTTGCAGGCGCTTGACCCAGTACGGCGTGGCAAGTCGGAACTCGCGCAGTTTCTCGCCGCGCTTGATCTGGTCGAAGTAAACGCCCTTCAACGGAAGAACCAGCCCGCTCACTTCTCTTCTCCCACGATCACCGATGCAACAGAGGGAGAGGATGCCGGGGCTGGATGCGCGGGGGTAGCGCAGGAGACATTGAGATACGCTTCATAGGCCGCGCTTCCGTCAAATGTTGAGGCGCCCGAACAGGTCTCTACGACATCAGCCACCGCACCACTTGCGGGCTTAGGCGATGCAACAGAGGGAGAGGCCTTGGCGATGGCGTTCATGCGGACGCTCTCCCATAAGCCCGTTCGATGGAACGCTCAAGCGAAGCCGATGCCATCGCCTTGTACTTGGCCTCTGCAACGTACCCGCGGGCCTTGAAGGCGGCAACAGCCTCTTGCACCAGCGTTTCGTCTTCCACGCGCAGGAAGTGCTCATCGGCGTAGTTGCGAGCAAAGGCGCGGGCTTCGTCCTTGTCTTCGGTCACAAGCAAGGTCTGAAGCGGCGTGGTGCCGGCGCCGGCTACGTTGAGCAATTCGACGAAGTACGTCGAGAAGGCATTGGTCCCAATGCTTTGGGCTTCGATTCGGACAGTGTTGAAGTTCATCTCGCTTCTCCTATGGGTGCAGCGACTTGCTGCGTTGATCCGTGGGGGGTTAAACCGGCAGGCCCTGAAAGAACACATCAGCCGCATGGACCGATTCCTTCCGCAGTGCCCGGAACACCTCGCCGTTCTCCGCGTTCAGCACCTGGTTCGCCAGGCCGCCAATCAGCGATGCGTACACAGCCAAAGCTGCTTCCTGCCGCGGCGTCAGCGGTTTCTCGATCGGGGTCTTCTTCGTGGCCATGTGCTCTCCGGGTGGTTGGTGGGCGTGTAGCGATTAAAGCATGCTTTCCAACAGAGATGCAAGCAAGCTTTCAAAAAAGCTCGAAGGAAAAACCCTAAGCTGGACGAATGCACAGCGAATGGCCACAAAAAAGCCGCCTCAATGGGCGGCTTGCGGAAGATGTAGGCGACTAACTGGGGAGTCGCTGAGACGTGCTTATCGCGGTCGCTCGACTAGCTGCCAGCCCTTGCCGCGCATGCAACTGTTGTAGACCAGTGCGATTTGAAGACTGCCGGCGCCCGGCGTTCCAAAGGCCTGGGCTTGGCATTGGCCCTGGTCCATATTGAAGTTGCCCGAACCCTCCCAGACCTGTTCCGTCCTCTGCATCGAAGCACAGCCAGTCAAACTAGCGGCGACTGCTGCAAGACACAACACTGCAACTCTTTTCATCTTGGTAGTCCTTGCGCAGCCTGCGCGGTAGTTGATTCGGTTCCTCGAGACTTGCTCTGTACCCCAAGAGGCAGTTGAAGCCGTCTTTCGCTGAGCGTACAGCGAGATCGCTGTCGTCCATAAACACCCCGGTAATCCCACTTTCCTGCTTCCCATCGGCCCGACTGAGCACGTCCATCATCCCGTTCAGTTCTCCTGATCTGATCCTACTTACTATGTCCAGCGCCCTTGCGAGTAGCTGGCTTTGGTGAACTGTCCTCATCGGTATCACTTGCCCCATTTGTTCCATCCTGCAGCTTGTGGTCTACGAACACTATCGCTCCCTGTTCACGTTTCGTCACATTCTGCGGTAGGACGGAAGCCTTACTTCTAGGGGTTTGCGTACCAACTAAGTGAGTTTTCGCGAATTGCTCCACAACTGCATGGAAGGCAGTCGGAAGCTGAACGAACTGTGAATAGGGGACGCTGAGCGGCCAGTCACGATATGCGTCGATGGTCGGCTCGCCCTCGCCGGTCGCCAGCCACAGCGCATCCACACCTAAGAAGCGCGCGGCCTTAACGCTGTTGCCGGCTGTGAAGGTCTGCGTGCCGTTCCGCCCGCCAGTGATGACCTGGCCGACAGCTTGGACACTCACCTCCAGCTCCTTGGCAAGGTCTGCGCGCGACTTGCCTGCACGCTGCAAGGCCTGATTGAGTCTTCTTCCGTATGTCATGAAAGCAAGCTTACGAAAGTGGCTTGAAAGAATGCTTGCACCTTGCGTGGAAAGCATGCTTTAATTCAGGCATGAAATCAGCCGACATCATTCAAGCCCTTGGTGGACCCGGTGAGGTCGCCAAGCTCTGCAAGGTCCGACCGCAGGCGGTTTCGCAGTGGTACGGCATCGACCCGAAGACGAAGCTGGAGCGATCCATTCCGGACGCCCGGCTGATGTACCTCAAGGTCATCAAGCGCGCGGTCTTCGCGAAGCTTGAAGCCAAGCAAGCGGCCTGAGCCATGACCGCCCATCGCGTCCTTCTCATCGCCGCCACTGCCTGCGGCTACATGGCTCTCGGTTCCGTCTTCGCGAACGAGTCCTGGGCTGTCTGCCTCTTCGGCGCTCTGTTCTTCATCTTGCTTGGCGGCTCTGTTGTTCTGCAGCCGAGCGCGATCGAAGGCTTCGCTCAGGCCGAACTCAACCAGCGCTGGAAGAAGTAACTCGTAAACGTTTTTCATGGGGCCGGATGGTCCCTTTCATTTCGACAAATCCGAAGTCAACCGCCGTCTACCAATGTCAACCATTACCAACCCAGCGCAGCGTGAGATCCCTTGCATGGCCGTCATGCGCACACCGAAGGACGTTCCGCTTGAGTTCATCAAGGCGTGCAAGGACGAGCTGGCAGCGCTCAACCTCTGCATGAATCTGTCGAATCTGAGCGACGAAGCGATCCGCGACACGCTGGGCATCGACAAGGGCCACTTCAGCCGTCTGCGCAAGGGCCGCGGCAACTTCCCCCCAAACAAGCGCGTCGCCGTCATGGAGCTGTGCGGCAACCGTGCCCCGGTCCAGTACGAAGCCTGGCGCCTCAACTGCGAGCTGGTCGACCTCAGCAAAGAGGCCGTGATCCGCGAACTCGAACAGCAGCTTCAGCTGCTCCGGATGGCCGCATGAGGGACTACGGCGTCATCTCGCCGAAGTTCTGGATCGACCACCTCGGGCGAGAGTGGATCGTCCCTCAGATCAAAGGCCGGCTGAAGATGCGCATTCCTGCTCACGCTGCTCTGCGTGACTTCGTCATTCATCGGGCCGGTAAGAAGTGCCAGCAGTGCGCGTCGACGGCTTCGCTGGTCGCTGACCACATCGTTTCCCGCCGCAATGGTGGAGAGCACCACCCCGACAACATGCAGTGCCTCTGCCGCACCTGCAACACGCGCAAGGTCGGCATGGTCGACTCGAAAGGACGGGCCGCGTAATGGCGAATCAATGGCTCCGCCTGTGGCACGACATGCCCACTGATCCGAAGTGGCGCACCATTTCGAAGGCCAGCGGACAACGCATCGGCGACGTGATGGCCGTCTATGTTCACCTCCTGGTTTGTGCATCGAACGCAACCGAACGCGGCCGAACGCAATCGTTCAATTCGGAGGATGTAGCGAGCGCACTCGACCTCGACACCGAACAAGTCGAACAAGTCATCGCAGCCATGCAAGGGCGTGTGCTGGACGGTGATCTGCTCAAAGGTTGGGAGAACCGGCAGGTTGCACGCGAAGACGGCAGTGCGGAGCGTGCAAAAGCATGGCGCGAGGCCCAAAAAGCCTCTGGTGAACGCAAGCCGACCACCACCGAACGCAAACGAACTCCAGATAAAGATACAGATAAAGAGAAGAAGAAAGACACGTCGGCCTTCGCCGCCTTCTGGTCGACATACCCGAAGAAAGAAGCCCGGAAGGATGCCGAGGCTGCTTTTGCAAAGCTGAACCCGAATGCCGACTTGTTGGCCCGGATGGTCGCGGCGGTCGAAGCGAAGCGCAACACGATCGACTGGACGAAGGACGGCGGCAAGTTCATCCCGTTGCCGGCGACGTGGATTCGCGCCGAGCGGTGGAACGACGAAGGCACGTCTGCCGTCGACACGCACACCCGCGACATCTGGGCGGGCGCCGTATGAGCCTCCAGTCCCTCACCAACCTGCGCCGCAGCGGTGGCGCCCCGGCTGCGGTCTGGGTCGTTGTCGGCAAGTGCCCGGCCTCGGTCGCTGCTCTGCCCGACTGCATCGCCGTGACGGGAAATCCCGTTTCGATGGACTGGCGCCCGGTCGTCGGCCTGCACGTCGACATCTTCGACCTCAGCGGTGACGACGCATTGCTCGACGCAACCATCGGCGCCGTCGAAGCCGCTAACCCCAAAGCCGTAGGCGTCGCCTGCGATCACGCAACCCTCGGCCTGTCCGAGCAACACGAAAACGCCATGCACCAAATCCGGAGGCAGCTTGCAAATCATTCCTGACACCATCGACTTCGATGCGTACCTGGTCGAGACGGACGCACAGACGCACGTCAAGCCGGCATCCGTCTGGATGCTCGACCTGATCGACCGGCTGCGCAACCCGGACACGTCGAAGAAGGTCTTCCTGCCCTGGGAGCGCGCTCGCAACGTCTTCAATTTCCGGAAGGGCGAAGTCACCCTGTGGGCCGGCCAGAACGGCCACGGCAAGACGCAGATCGCTTCGCAGGTGATGCTTTCGCTGCTCGGCCAAGACGAGAAAGGCGTGATCGCCAGCTTCGAAATGAAGCCGCAGACCACCATGCAGCGCCTCACCCGCATGTACGCCGGAACGAACCCTTTCGCTCCTGAATACCAGAACGGCGAGGGCATTTCGATGCTCACGGCGCTCTACACCGAGTTCGGCCAGTGGACCGATAACCGCCTGTGGATCTACGACCAACAGGGCACCGTCGACGCCAAGCGCGTCATCAGCATGGCCCGGTACTGCGCGAAGGAGCTGGGCGTCGGCCACATCCTGATCGACAGCCTCATGAAGTGCGTTCGCGGCGAGGACGACTACAACGGCCAGAAGGAATTTGTCGACGAGCTGACCGCGCTGGCCCGCGACAACCAGGTGCACGTCCACCTGATCCACCACACCCGCAAGCCGGCGAACGAACACCACATCCCCGACAAGTACGACAACAAGGGCAGCGGCGCGATCACCGATCTGGTCGACAACGTGATGATGGTCTGGCGCAACAAGGCCAAGGAAGACGACACCAAGGCCAACGGCTCGAGCGCCAAGAAGAAGGACGAGCACGACGCCGCGATCCTGTGCCGCAAGCAGCGCAACGGCGAAGACGAACCCACGATCCTGCTGTGGTTCGACCGGGACAGCCAGCAATACACGGACTCGGCCCACGGCTCGACTCTGTACTTCCCGAACTTCCCGCATCGGAGGACGCCATGAGAACCGCCGCTCAAACCGAAGCCTACATCCGCTGCCAGTGCACCGAGGACGGCGACTGCCTCCTGTGGAACGGAAAGCTGAACAAGGCCCAGGCCCCCATCGCTGGCGGCAGCATGCGCCGGAAGTACTGGCAAGCGACTGTCGGCCCGATCCCGGAAGGCCAGATTCCGCACCCGACCTGTGGCCGCCCGACGTGTCTCGCGCACCTCCAGCTGTTCACGCTGAGCCAGATCATGCGCACCACCATCGCGCGCCCTGACGTCGCCGCCCGCTGGAAGGTGGCAGGCCGGGGCCGCGGCAAGAAGATCGACATGGAAACCGCCCGCGCGATCCGGGAGAGCGACCTGACCCAACGGGCAAAGGCTCGCGCATTCAACGTGACCCAGGGCCTGGTGTCGCGGATCGAAAACAACCTTGTCTGGACCGAGAACGCCTTCGACCCTTTCGCTGGCCTGGGAGCACGTGCATGAAGCTACCGCTTACCGACCGAGAACTCGAGGTGCTTGTCTTCATGAAGGACTTCCACCGCGAGAACGACCAGCTTCCACCGGCCTGCACGGAAATCGCCCGACGCTTCGGCAAGCAGCCGACCACCGCCGTCTACTGGGCGATGCAGCTCGAGAAGAAGGGCTGGATTACCAAAAATGCGGTTGGCAAGTACCGATTTGTTCGCGACGAAGAGCTTGCCGGGCTGGGTGCAAGGGGAGGGGTTCAGGGATGAACGAGGCACTTTTCTTCGCTGCCATGTGGCTCTCGGAGGGCTGGTACGAGTCGTGGCGCCGCGATGGGCGGCTGCACCACAAAGCGCGCGGCATCGTCCTGTTCGATCGCGTCATCAACGGACGGATCGTATGACCAATGACCACATCCGAACATCTGGCGCACTTGCTCAAGCTGTTGTCGCCCCCCTTCACAGCGAACTGGAAAGCATGGGCCTGGGACAGAGCCAAGGAGATCGCGCAGGACAGGGAGCACGCCGATCTTCCTCGGCTGCTGAAGGAGGCGATGCAACCAGCATCTTCAAGTTCGGGGGATGTTGGCACGCTCGCAGACAGCTCCTCGGCGGACGGCTCGTGATGGGCATCGGGTACACGAAGGCTGGGGCGATTGCGGACCTTGAGAGCCAGTGGGAGGAAAGCCATGCGTAGGGCAGCCAAGATCGACTCCAACCAGGTGAAGGTCGTCTCTGCCCTCAGAGCTGCCGGCGTGCTGGTCCTGAGCCTGGCCGCGCTCGGCAAAGGGGTGCCCGACCTCCTGTGCGCATTCCGCGGCAAGCTGGTCTTGCTTGAGGTGAAGGACGGCCAGAAGGTGCCCTCCGCCCGCAAGCTCACCGCCGACCAGGTCGAGTTCCACAAGGAGTGGGCTGACGTGCCGCTCCATGTGGTCGAGTCGCCTTGGGAAGCGCTCAAGGCGATGGGGTGCGTGCTGTGATGGACAAACGCATCCTCCGTTTGGTCAACAACAACGTCCGCCAGCGGGCGATCGACGCCATCTGGGGCGCCCCGGACGAGGCAGTCGTGACCATCGCCGAGCCCAGCCGCAACGGGGAACAGAACGCCAAGTTCCACGCCCTGTGCGGTGATCTCGCGAAATCCTCCATCGAGTGGGCCGGCAAGCGCCGCACCCTGGCTGAGTGGAAGGTGCTGATGGTGTCGGGCCATGCCGTCGCCACGAAGGAGGGCGCCGAGATTGTGCCGGGCATCGAGGGCGAGTTCGTGAACATCCGCGAATCGACGGCCCTGATGTCCAAGCGCCGCGGCTCCAGCCTCATCGAATACACCGTCGCCTTCATGGCAGACCACGAGGTGGCCCATGACCAAAGCTGAGCAGCAACACAAACGCCGCCTGGTCGAACTCGGCTGCATGGCCTGCAAGAAGCTGTGGGCCGTCTTCACCCCGGAAGTCGAGCTCCACCACCTTCGCGCCGGCCAAGGCTGGGGCAAGGGGAACTACCTGACGCTGATCCCGCTGTGCGTCCACCACCACCGCGGCCCGGAAGGCGTCCACGGGCTGGGCACGAAGGGATTCCCGAAGCACTACGGCTTCACCGAGCAAGAAATGCTGGACGACGCGCTCGCGTTGCTGGCGCCCGCAACTCACTGAGGAGAAGGCTGATGACCGAGATCGAACAACTGCGCGAAGAGATCACGAAGCTGCGCGAGCGCGTCGCTGTCCTTGAAAGCGGCCGCAGTTCCAGCGGTGTTCCCGTCATCGACTGGACCAAGCCGGTTCAAGTCGGGTCGCCTCACTTCATCCCTGCTGGCTTGCCTCTGCCGCTCGGAACGATCACTTGCTCCACCCCCACGAAAGGCCAACCATGAAGTTCGCAATCCTCATCGCCGCCGTCCTGCTGGCTGGCTGTACGCAGACCGACCGAGCCAGTGCCGCCTTGGCAGACGCTGGCTACACAGACATTCAGATCACCGGCTACGCCTTCTTTGCCTGCGCCGAGAAAGACACGTTCTCGACCGGCTTCACGGCCAAGGGGCCAAGCGGTCGCAAGGTTTCCGGCGCCGTGTGCTCCGGCTTCCTCAAAGGCCAAACCATCCGTCTCGACTAGGAGCCAACCATGACCCGAACCAACAGCATGCTGATCCGCTGGAGAGTGCAAGTGCGCAAGAGCCGCGCCCACAAGTGGGTCAACAAGGGGCTGTTCGAGACGCGGGAGGCGGCAAGGGATCGCGCTGCCTACATGCGGGTCGGCTACGCCATCCGTGATGCGGCCGGCAATACGAAGGTTCATGAAGGTGTCGGCTTCGGCAACACCCGGGTTCTTCGCCATGTAGGGAAGGGGGACTAGATGCTGATGAAAGTCCGAACCGAAGTCGACTTCTGCTTGATCGAGCCGAAGCACGAAGAGATCCACAAGCGCCTGGAGAACTGGGCACGCTGGTGCCAAGGTGGCCCGTCAGGGGCGAACGCAAGCCCGATGTTCCGCCTCTACCGCCCTGACAACTTCGAGCGCGGCCCCATCGGCACGCCCGTAGATGGCACAGACGCCCAGCGAATCGCCAAGGGCATGCATCTGGTGCCTGTCGCCAACCGGGTGGCGCTCAACTGGAGCTACGTGAAGCCTGTAGCTCCCGCCAAGGTGTGCAAGACGCTCGGCCTTTCCATGGAGGCGCTGGCACTCGCTGTGAGGGACGGACGGCAGATGCTCATAAATATTCGTGCATGACTGTACGAAAACCTCTTGTTGTGCCGCAAAGGATGTGGTACAAACAGAGCAACTTGTGAGCGTCGGCATAAGACAAGCCCATCCATTTTGGAGGCGGCGGTGCCGGTAAAGCTCACAGACAGAGCCCTCTGCAATGGAGGGCTTTTTCGTTGGCGCTCGCTAACCTCGTTCGCCGAGCAGGCCAACACCTCACGACTCCATGTCAACAGGGCCTGACCCGACAACACTTTCTCCATGGTCGAGGAATCGATCTTCACGCCCGCCCGCAGCGATGCCGGTGGGCTTTTTATTTGGAACTGACGTGTCTGACCTCTCCATCTACGCAGACCGGGTAAAGGCCATGAGCCCCACCCAGGTCAAGCGGACCATCGCGAACCACGAGGCGCTTGTCGCTTCGGATCGCTGGCTCGCACTGGATGAAGGCACTCGCGCGCAGATCGAGGCGAAGGTGGCTGTGCTGCGTGAGTCGGCCAGTCCGATCGTTGTCTAAAACAGACACGTCTGGATTACGAAATGGCAAAGGGCGCAAAGACCGGCGGCAGGCAGCCTGGATCGATCAACAAGACCACGAAAGACGTGCGCGAAGCCGTAGCCCTTCTGGCGCAGAACAACGTCTCCAAGCTCGAGCAGTGGCTTCAGGACACGGCGGACGGCGACCCTGAGAACGGCGTGAAGCCTGACCCAGGTAAAGCGGCGATGCTGCTGCTCCAAGCGATGGAGTACCACATCCCTAAGCTGGCTCGCACCGAAGTGAGCGGCCCGAACGGCGGGCCTATCGAGATCACCAGCAAGGAGCAGCGAGACGCCGCAGTCCAGGCTGCACAGCGTGCCGATCGCTGAGCCGACGGCGGAAGACTTCGCCTTTTCACGGCTGATCGCCTATGCGGCGTATCAGTGGCCCGGATACAAGGATGCGCGACATCACCGGATGATCGCCCGCAAGCTGGAGCAGGTAGAAAAGGGTGAGATCACCCGGCTGATGATCTTCATGCCGCCGCGTCATGGGAAGTCGATGCTGGCGAGCGAGTTCTTCCCGGCTTGGTACATGGGGCGCAACCCGGATCACTACGTGGTCGCGGCGACCTACGGGCAGGAGCTGGCTGACGACTTCGGCCGCAAGGTGAAGAACCAGATCGCCGATCCTGCGTACCAGGCTGTGTTTCCTGGGGTGCGGCTGGCGAATGACAGCAAGAGTTCGAAGCGGTTCCACATCGCTGCAGACATGGGTGGCTACGAGCATCAGGTGTCGCAGGGCGGCGCTTACTACGCGGTGGGTGTCGGCGGTCCTCTGACGGGCCGTGGTGCTCACTTGCTGCTGATCGATGACCCGGTGAAGAACCGGGAGGATGCGGACAGCGAGATCACGCGCAAGCGGATCAAGGAGTGGTACACGTCGACCGCCTACACGCGGCTGATGCCCGGTGGCCGGGTGGTGGTGATTCAAACCCGCTGGCACGAAGACGACTTGGCAGGCTGGTTGATGGAGGCACACGCTCGAGAGGGTTGGGATGTCCTGAACCTGCCGGCGATCGACAACGAGAAAGCGCTGTGGCCTGAGCAGTACGACGTTGATGCTCTGTTGCGCATCAAGGCTGCAGTCGGCCCGCGGGACTGGTCGGCGCTCTATCAGCAGTCGCCCAGTCCCGACGAAGGCACATTCTTTCAGCGCGATTGGTTCAAGACGTGGAAGGAGCGTCCGAAGCACCTGTCCATCTACGGCACCAGCGACTACGCGGTGACGGATGGAGGTGGTGACTACACGGTGCATCGCATCTGGGGCGTTGATCCTGAGGGCGACCTGTACCGCCTGGCAGGTTGGCGCGGACAGACCAGCGCCGACGTGTGGATCGATCGCAAGCTGGATTTGGTCAAGGAATACAAGCCCATCGCCTGGTTCGGTGAGGCGGGGGTGATCCAAAAGGCCATCGAGCCCATGCTGATCCGCCGCATGCGTGAACGGCAGGTGTTTTGTCGCATGGAGTGGCTGTCCAGTATCAGCGACAAGCCTACCCGCGCTCGAGGCTTCCAGGCGCGTGCAGCGATGGGCAAGGTCTGGTTCGAGCAGGGCGCCGAGATCGACGAGTTCCTGAAGTTCCCTGCCGGTACTCACGACGACGACGTAGACGTGGCTTCGATGATTGGCCGCGCACTGGATGACGCGCACCCAGCAGTGGTGCCGCCATCCGCCAAGAAACGCCACATCGACCGCTGGGACGAAGCATTCAACAAAGACGACGAGGAAGACACTTGGAAAACAGCGTAAAGATCTTCATCGACACGGAGTTCAATGGATTCAAGGGCGAGCTGATCTCTATCGCCCTGGTCGACGAAGCAGGCCGCGAGTTTTATCGGGCGTTGCAATGCGCTGAGCCTGTTCCTTGGGTCGCCGCCAATGTCATGCCGGTTCTTGGCATCGGCGCTGTAGAGATCGATCAACTGCAAGCCGACTTGGAATGGTGGTTGGCGGGGTACGACGCCGCTTTGCACCTTGTCGCCGACTGGCCGGAGGATGTACAGCACTTCTGTGCGCTGCTGATTACTGGGCCGGGCATGCGAATCAACACGCCGCCGATGACCATGGAGGTCCGCCGAGATCTGGACGCTATTTCGCGTGTGCCTCACAACGCCCTGGAAGACGCCAAGGCGATCCGCGAGCTTTACCTGAGCACCATCAAATAAATGAACAGCCTAGCTATTGCAACGCAGCCGGTCGAGACGCCCGATGCTGTGGGCGTAGCTACGCCCGAGATCAACCTTGAAGACCATCTGCGCAAGCTGGTCGGGTACTTCGAAGAGGCGGAAGACGCTGGGCGCACTGCACGCGAGCGGTCGGAGCGGTGCCGGGACTACTACAACAATCTGCAGCTAACCAGCGAAGAGGTTGCGGCGCTGAAGAAGCGTGGCCAGGCGCCAATTTACGTCAACTACATCCAGCGGAAGGTCGACACCTTGTGCGGGATCGAGCGGCGCTCACGGACTGATCCGAAGGCGTTCCCCCGCAACCCGGACGACGAGCAGACCAGCAACGCAGCGACGGACAGCCTGCGCTACGTCGCAGATCAGAACAGCTTCAACGGCCTGCGCTCGGAGGTCTACAACGACATCCTGGTCGAGGGATCGGGTGGAGCGGACGTGATCGTCGAGGAAATGCCGGACGGCGACCGCATGGTCAAGGTCAACCGCATTCCTTGGGACCGCCTGGTATACGACATCCACTCGCGCCAGTTGAACTTCAGCGATGTGAAGTACAAGGGCATCGTGCTTTGGATGGATGGCGACGACGCCCGGGCCAAGTACCCCGATTTCGTCGACTCGATCAACGACACGCTGTCCACCTCCGCGTCGGAAACCTACGACGACCGTCCGCGGTACGGCATCTGGTGTGACAGCAAGCGCAAGCGGGTGCGTGTGGTGCAGATGCACTACCGTGAGGGCGACGAGTGGTACATCGCCACCTACACCAAGGGCGGGTTCCTCGAAGAGCCGCAGGTGTCGCCCTACAAGGACAAGTTCGGCCGTTCGTGCTCGTCGCTGCACATCCGGGCCGCTTACGTGGACCGCGAGAACAACCGCTACGGTCACGTCGAGGGGCTGATCCCCCTGCAGGACGAGATCAACAAGCGCCGCAGCAAGTCTCTGCACCTGCTGAGCCAGCGGCAGACCTTCGGCAACAAGATCGCGTTGGCCGATACCGCTGCCGCAAAGATTCAGTTGGCCCGGCCTGATGGCCACATTGAGCTGAATGATGGAGCGAAGTTCGGCGAGGACTTCGGCATCATCCCCACCGGCGACATGGCAAACGGCCAGATCATGCTGATGCAGCAAGCGCTGGCAGAGATGAACGCCACGGGCGCGAATGCTGCAATGCAAGGCAAGGACGACAAGGCTCAGTCGGGTGTCGCGCTGCAGACCAAGATTCAGGCCGGTTCTGTCGAGATGGAGCCCTTGGCCGATGGCCTGCGAGAGTGGACGAAGGAAGTCTTCGAAGCCATGTGGATGCGCATCCGGCAGTTCTGGACCGACGAGAAGTGGATTCGCGTCACTGACGACGACCGCAACATCAAGTTCGTTGGCCTGAACAAGAAGGTGACGCTCGAAGAGAAGCTGATGCAGATGCCCGAGCCCGAGCGGGCCGGCCTGATGCAGCAAATGCAACTCCAGCCGGGCGATCCGCGGTTGCAGGAGGTCGTCGAGGTGCAGAACGATGTGACCGGCGTGGACGTCGACATCGTGATCGAGGAAGGCCCCGACCTGTCGTCGCTGCAGTCGGAGCAGTTTGAGCTGTTGGCGAAGCTGGCTCAGTCCGGCCTTGCTATTCCCCCGAAGGCCATCATCCAGGCGTCGTCCATCCGGAACAAGGACGTGATCCTCGACGAGATGGAGAAGGGCGTGCAGATCCCGCCAGAAGTCCAGCAGCAGATGCAGCAGCTCCAGCAAGACCTGCAGGAAAAGACCAAGCAGCTCGCCCAGATGGAGATGAAGCTGAACGACAAGAGCGCGGAGTACCAACTGAAAGACCGAGAAATCGGCATCAAGGAACAGGCGCTGATGTCGAAGCAAGGCAACCCGGAAAACCCGCAGGAAGCCATGGCCGAGATTGGTCTGAAGGTCGCACAGATCCGCAAGACCGAAGCCGAAGCCGATCAGACCGTGCTCGAGAACGCACACGCATACGCCACTTCGATGACGCAGCCGCCCATCGAGCAGGTGCAGCAGGTCAAGCAGATCTAACCCCATTACCGCCGACGAGAGAGCCGCCCATTGAGGCGGCTTTTTTATTGGCTCCGCCGCCGGGATTTCGGGCGTTGAAAGCTGCCGCCGGGCACATCGGGCGATGAAGGAAGACAGCATGGACGAAGTGTTCAACGAGACGTTTAGCAATGAAGAAGCGCCGGCACCTGCGGCAGCTCCCGAAGGCGAAGCAACTCAACAGGTCGAACAGGTCGAGGGGCAACCCGAAGCCGATGGCGAGACGACATCGCCGCAGAACACGGAACGACATGTGCCACTCGCCGCGCTTGAAGCAGAGCGTGGTCAGCGGAAGGACTGGAAAGAAAAGGCGCTCCGCTACGAAGGCGAGCTGAAGGCGTACCGGGAATCGCAGTCGCGAAACCAGGGCCAGCAGCAACCCCAAGAGCAGACGCAGCAGTTGGACCCCATCCAGCAGGTTCGGCAGGAAATGCTCAACGAGCGTTTCAACATGTCCGAGATGGTCGCGCGTCAGAAATACGCCGACCTCGACGACGTGGTGAAGCACTTCCACGAGGCAGTCCAGCAGAACCCTGCGTTGGCGATGGCTTTGCACCAGCAGGCGAACCCCTACGAGTTCGCTTATCGGGAAGGCAAGCGCATCCAGTTGCTGAAGGAAGTAGGTGACGACCCGGCGGCATACCGCGCCAAGGTCGAAGCCGAGATCCGCGCCGAACTCCAAAAGCCCGCCGCTGCCGCGCCCCTGAATCTGCCCGGCTCTCTCGCCGGCGCCCGTTCGTCCGCACCGCGCTCTGCGCCTGCGTTCACCGGCCCGACGCCCATGGGATCGCTTTTCAACAATTGAAGGAGCCTTAAATGGCAGAAACCACCGCCCGCGCGGGTCTTACCCCCCAGATTTGGGACGACAAGTTCTTCACGGAGTACATCCGTTCGAACCGTTTCAAGAAATACATGGGGACGGACCCGTCCAACATCATCCAGGTCAAGGAAGACCTGTCCCGCAAGCCCGGTGATCGGGTGACGTTTGCCGCAGCGCGTGCGCTGGCTGGCGGCGTGACCGGCAACACCGTGCTGGAAGGCAACGAAGCCGAACTCGACCTCCGCTCGCTTACCGTTGGTGTCGCCCCGCTGCGCAATGCTGTGGTCGTCACTGACTGGGACGAACAGAAGTCGGTCATCGACATCCGCGAAGCCGCTCGCCCTGGCCTGAAGATGTGGGCCGGCGAGAAGATGCGCGAAGACGTGATCCGTGCCCTGAAGAGCCTGCCCAACACGGCCGGTGTCATGACGAAGTACGAACTCACGACCGCAGCCGAACGCAACGCCTTCCTGGTTGCCAACGCTGACCGCATCCTGTTCGGCGCTTCGAAGGCGAATGCTGTCTCCGGCGTGTGGGCTACCGCTCTCGCGACGATCGACAACACCGCCGACAAGCTGACGCCTTCGCTAATCTCGCTCGCCAAGCGCATGGCCCAGTCGGCCAGCCCGCGCATCACGCCGACTCGCACCCGCGAGGAAGACGAAGAGTGGTTCGTGATGTTCGCCAACCCGCGTTCGTTCCGTGACCTCTCGATCGACGCCACGATGGTGCAAGCCAACCGTGACGCTCGAGTTCGTGGCGTGGACACCAACCCCCTGTTCACCGGCGGCTCGCTGGTGTGGGACGGCGTGATCATCCGCGAGATCCCGGAAATGGACCTGGCCATCCCGGCATCGACGGGTCGTCTGGCAACGGAGGGCGGGATCATCGCCGGCGCTGGCACTGCTGGCATCGACGTTGGTTTCAACTTCCTGTGCGGTGCTCAAGCACTCGGCGCGGCCTGGGCTCAACGCCTGAAGTCGACCACCGACGTTCGCGACTACGGCTTCCGCCATGGCGTGGGCGTGCAGGAAATCCGCGGCATCGAGAAGCTGATGTTCGGCACCTCGACCACCAGCGAAACCGGCAACCTCGTGCAGAACGGCGTTGTCACCGTCATGACCTCTGCGGTCGCAGACGCCTAAGAAGGGAAAGACATCATGGCAATTCTCCAAGCTCTCAAGGTGTCGTCTGGCACCGAACAGATGCCCGGCATCGGCGACGGTCAGTCGGTCAAGTGCGTGGCATCCACCTACACGTTCGCGAGCGCTCCGGCGCTCAATGACGTGATCCAGTCGGCGCTGATCCAGTCGGGTTCGGTCATCGTGGACGTGACGGTTGTTCACACCGGCATGGGCACCTCTGGCGCGTTCAAGGTTGGTGACGGCGTGGACGACGACCGCTACGTGGTCGCTGCTGCCCAGGTGACTGGCGGCGTGGTCCGCTCGTCTGCTGCGACGGCTCTGCCGTATGTGCTGCCGACGAACGACACGGTAGACGTGACCATCACGGCCGCCGGCGCCAACGCGACCGGCACCGTGGCAATCATCGTGTGGTTCCTGCCGCGCAATGCCTGATCAAAGCGGGGCCGGGAAACTGGCCCCGTTTCTTTCCATGCAGATCAAGTACACCGGCACCCCCGGCGAGTCGCACGACTCCATCTACATGTACGGCCTCGTGATGCCCCTGGGCAAATACGTCGAGGTCGCCGACTACCTTGCAATCCGCAAGCTGTCGAACCATCCGCATTTCCACGCCAAGGTCGAAGAGATCACCGACGTGGAGAGCAAGAAGCAGGAGCAGGAGCTTCAAGCCCTGACCGCTGCGGCTGTTGAGCCCATTGAGCTGCACACCGCTGCCGATGCACAGGCAGCAACGATCGCCGCCCTGACCGAGGAAGAGAAATATGGCAACGCTCACGGATCTGGCGCCCCGAGTGCTGCAGAAGCTCAAGGTACTGGCAGCGGACGAGGCGCCAAGCGCGGCCGACCGCGAAAAAGCGCTTGAGAAGCTGAAGGCAGCGCACTACAGCTTCGGCGTCCAGAGCCTCGCGCAATGGACGATGAACGACGTTCCTCCCTATGCGGAGGAGCCCTATGTCGCGATGGCTGCCTTCCTGGCGGCCGATGACTTCGAAGCCGAAGCCAAAGAGTTCTGGCCCGCGTGGGCCATGACCGAGCTTCAGCGCGCCGCCAACATCCCAGCCCTACCGACGACCTACGCGGTCGATTTCTGATGGACATCAACGTAGCACTCGACGGCACCAAGAAGCGGGATCTGCTTTTCTACGCCGGTGACGACCTGTCGATCGTGCTGAAGGTGTACGCGCACGACGGTGACATCACGCCAATCGCCGTCACGAATGTGCGTTTCGATGCGCCTGCGGGCAATCTTCCGCTGGGCACGCCGTTCACCGTCCCCTACAACTACATCGGACGCTCGCCGTACCGCATCGTCGGCGACGTTGACGGCATCGTGACCACGCTCGCCTATGGCGTGCTGGAGACACCCGGCGGCTGGCCCTCGGCCTACTACTGGGATTACGAGTACGGCTCGCTGCCGGCGTATCCATTCGGGGTGGTGGGCAAGGCTGACAACATCACCGTTCTGGACGCCGAGCAAAACTTTGAGTCCCCGGTTAGTGTTGAAGGCGCGCTGGCTGAGCTGGGTGAATTCAAGAAGTCGGTTGGAGACATCTCGGCAGAAGTCGATGCAGCTGTACAGGCCGCTGAGGACGCGGAAGCAGCGGCGGCGGCAGCCGTGGCCGCCCTTGATGGAACAGTAAAAAAGGTTGACCAAGCTGCGTCCACCGGCGCTGGATTCGTAGGCACCCCGAGCGGCACCGTGCAAACGGATCTGGATGCCCGCGCCCTTATCACGTCGCTTGATGCAGGCCTTTCGCTGCCGCCACAGACTGGGACCACGCGCCTCATCTCCACCAAGCCCAAGAACACCTTCGCGATCGGCGTTGCCGAATCGTCGAGTCTATCGGCGGACTACAGCTACACGCGGCTTAACGGGCAGGGCGCCATCTCGACGACCGCTGCTGATAACCGCGCATGGCTTGCTGCCGCACTAGGCACGAACTGGGTGCAGGTTCGCCTACCCTTCGGCGTCATTATTGGCGACTCAATTGCAGAGGGCCATCCTGGCGTGCATGGACGCTTGCACCAGAGCACCATCGACCCGACGTTCAATGATGCAATCCTGAATGTTTTCGGTTGCCCCGCCTATGCGCTGGGTCGCCGCACCGGCATGTTTTGGTACAACTCAGGGATCGGCGGGCAGACGACGGCGCAGGTGCTGGCTCGCTTCGAGCGCGATGGGTTGGGCAAGACGGTTGCTGTTGGTGACGGTCGTCCCGATACGACGCTTCCGGGGCCGCCCGCATGGCTGTGGGTCAATGCAGGCATCAACGATGTTTCCGGCTTGGTGTCCGCGGCGATCACCAAAGCCAATCTGCTCAAGATGGCGGTGCTTGCGCTGCAGGCCGGCATCCCCATCGGTTTCAATACGGTAGGTCCCGTCAATTTCCACAATGCGACCCAGCGTGCGCTGCAGGAAGATATCAACCGATTCATCCTGACCGTACTCCCGCTGTACGGGTGCTACACCTTCGATTTCCACTCCTGGTTCGTCGACCCGACAGACACCACGCGACCCAATCCTGTTCTCACGGCTGACGGCACGCACCCCACGCCAACCGGCTACGAGAGCTATGTGGCGCGGTTGCTGTCGGACGGCGATCTGCCCATCTACTGCAGCGGCATCACGGTCGAATCCTTCGGCGACACATACTCATCGAACTATCGCGCGCCGGTGTCAATCGAGTTCGAGGACTCCGCGGGCCTGCTTGGCCCATCTGCGATGTCGGGGCAGTTCGGCTTCTTCGCCCCGTCTCTTCGCATGATGACCTCGCCGCTGGTGAAGGTGTACGTGCGTGATGCAGTCGATGGGCTCAGCGGTGCCCGACACAGTGGCTTCAGCAACATCTACGCGGTGATTGGCTATCGGTCCAAGAAGGACGAGGCTGTCGCGGCGCGAGAAATCATCCTTGGAGGGCGCGCGATAAAGACGGGCGGGACGTGGGTGCTTGACTCGGCCACAAAGTCCAGGGGCGTCGTCTCTTTGGCGGCAGTCTCGGCCACCAGCTTTTTCATCACCTTTGATCGAGTGGTGAACTTCCCAAGCGTCTGCCAGTCGTCTACGAACACCGCGCAACCCCCTCTACTTTATGCAGCAGTGCCGCAAGGGGCAACGGGAACGACTCAGGTCAATATTCGCATGTTCGATTCGGCGACGAAGGCAAACATCGATCCAACGACCGTGCCGGACAACACCTGCTTTAACTTCCAGGCGACGGGGGCGGCGTGAAGTTCATCCCCGGTTTCGTCGGTCAGGCGTACCAAGCGCCCAGCCTGTCGGTCAACAACCAGCGATGCGTGAACTTCCTCGTCGAGATCGACAAGAACGAGGCCAAGACCCCGACAGCGCTTTACGGCGTGCCTGGCCTCAACCGGCTCGCTACATTCGCGGGCGGCGCATCCAAGGGCTACGTCGAGGTCAACGGCGAGATGTTCGCCGCAGTCGGCCAGACGTTCGGGCGTGTTAGCCCTGACCTCTCCACCTTCACGGCGATCGGAACCTATAACGGCACCGGCCGCGTGACGTTGCAGAGCAACGGCCTGCAGGTGCTGCTGGTCGACGGCCTCTCTGGCTTCGTCTACGACATCGCGACGATGGCATGGACGCAGATCACGGACCCCGGCTTCGTCTATGGGGCGACGCAGACCACCTATCAGGACGGCTACGGCATCGTCGCACTCCCTGACAGCCAGCAGTTCGGCATTTCGGGCCTGTACAACTTCCTGTCCTGGGATGCGATCGACTTCGCATCCGCAGAGGGCTTGCCAGACAACGTGTCGACCGTCATCAGCAACCACAGGCTCTTGCATGTGTTCGGCACCGGGACGATGGAGCTTTGGTACAACGGAGGAGACGCAAGTTTCCCTTTCCAGCGGGTCGACGGCACATTCACCGAAGTGGGCTGCTCGGCGCCGTACTCCGCTGCCATCTCCGACGATTCGGTCTTCTGGCTGGGCAACAACCCCGAAGGCGCTCTGGCTGTGTACCGCATGCAGGGCCAGTCTCCGCTGCGCATCAGCACCGTGGCGCTCGAAAAGGAGATGGCCGGATATGCGCGCGTCGACGATGCCTTCGCCGTGGGCGTGGACATCCGCCGCCACCCGATCTACATCCTCACGTTCCCGACGGCAAACAAAACGTGGTGTTACGACGCGCACTCTGGCTCGTGGTTCGAATGGCTCGAGTGGGCCGCAGCGGACTTCCAGCGCTTCCGCCTGAACTGCTTCGCCTCGGCGTTCGGAAAGCTGCTCATTGGCGACTACCGCGATGGCCGGATGTACGAGATGTCCTTCGATGCATACAGCAACGACGGCGACCCGATCCGCTCCGTGCGTGTGTGCCCGTACATCTGGGACAAGGGGCGTCGCCTGTTCCACAGCCGTCTTGAGATATTCATGGAGGCCGGTGTCGGCTTGACCGAAGGCTACGGCTCGGACCCGGAAATCTCCCTGCGCTGGAGCGACGACGGTCGCACCTGGTCGAACGAGATCACCCGCACCATGGGCAAGCTCGGCGAGTACGGCAAGCGGATCATCTTCAACCGCCTGGGCGCGGCTCGAAATCGCCTGTACGAGATCGCCGTCGACGCGCCTGTGAAGAAGGTCGTGTTGGGCGCTTCGCTGGAGGTGCAATGAAGCCGGTCAACCGTCCCCGAATCGGCCAGAAGATCGCCGACGTGTCGAGTGAAGGCGGCGGGCTGGTCGCCAAGATGAGCCTGTGGCTTCAACAGTACCTCGTGCAGGTCGGTCGCAACCCGACGAACACGGTCGCTTCGCAGGTCGTCGGCGCATCGCCCTACACGTACACGAATGCGGGCGACTTCGATGTCGACGTGCTACTGTCCGGCGGCACCGTGTCCTCGATCGAATTCAGCCGTGACGGCATCTCCTTCCTGCCGGTCGGCGCCGGAATGATCCGCCTGAACCCTGGTGATGCGGTGCGTGTGGCGTACACGCTGGCTCCAACCTTGATTCTGATTCCCCGATGAAATACTTCCACCGCCTCGCTACGAACGTGAACGTAGGACCGTTGATGGCGAAGATCGCCCGCAACCCGGATTGGTGGCACGAGGACACGTACCTTCGCACCTTCCCCCAGGGTCCGTTTGGCGAAACGGACAGCATCATCCTGCGCTTCCCGCCGCGCCCTGTGCCGAAGACGGAAGAGGAAAAGCAGGAATACTTGCGCACGGTCGACCAACACGAATGCGTCGATCTGCCCGTGTACGACAAGCTGCCAGAAGCCCGTGATCTGGTCATGAACTTGATGGCCTATGTGCGCGGCACTCGCTTGGGGCGCGTCATCATCAACCGGGTTCAGCCGGGCGGGCGCATCTTCAAGCACGCCGACACGCTCGAGCATGCCAACTACTGGAGTCGGCACCACATCTGCCTGCAGAGCGCGCCGGGTGTCGTGTTCCACGCGGGAGACGAGTCTGTCTTCATGGCGCCCGGCGAAGCCTGGTGGTTCGATAACGGGCGAGGCCCCGAACAAGAAGGCCGCCCGGAACACGAAGTGATCAACAACAGCCCTGTGGAGCGAATCCACATGGTCATCGACATCAAGGCCTGACCATGATCACTTACGCAGTAGAAGCCTGGAGCGACGTGCAAGCTGAGATGGCTCCCCTGTGGGTCAAGCACTACGAGGAAGTCGCCCTGAACCGCGACAAGATGCCTCTGGACCCCGACTTCGCCAACTACGACGCGATGGAGTCGATGGGCATGCTGCACATCGTGGTAGCGCGCAAGGCGGGGCAGATCGTCGGCTACCACTTCACGTTGGTACGGCCTCACCTGCATTACGTCTCCACGCTATGCGGGTTGACCGACATCTACTGGATCGCTCCAGAAAACAGAACAGGCCGCACACCGTTGCGGCTTTTTCAATTCGTGGAGTCAACCTTGAAGGCCCGTGGCGTGAAGAAGCTGTTCACGGGCACGAAGAAGAGCCTGGACGCCGGCCCGCTCTTTGAGTTCATGGGCTGGACCGAGGCCGAACGCCTCTACACCAAATACATCGGGGAGTAATCAATGGTCGCAGCAATTGCAGGGGTCGCCACCGTAGCCGGTGCCGCGATGAGCTCCAGCGCAACGAAGTCGGCAGCAAAGGGCCAGCAGGCGGCCACGGACGCCGCCAACGCCGAGTCCGCTCGCCAGTACGACAACAACGTCGCACTGCAGGCGCCGACGATCAACACCGGGAATGCGGCGCGGGATCGGCTGTCCTACCTGTTGGGGATATCGCCTACCGGGTTCAGCGGGTCAACGTCTGTCGGGGGGCTTGGCACGCAATCGGGCGCCCCGGAGCAAACCTACGACGCGCTGCGCAATCAGTTGCTCGGGCAGTACACGCGCACTGCTTCGGGACAGCCGGCTCAACCAGCCGGCGCCGTGCCGCTCAACAGCGCGTTCCAGAACGCACCGTCCAGCGCCTTTGCGCAGGGCTCGCCACAGACCGGCGTGGCTCAGTACGGCGGCGAGGGCGATGCGACGAACGTTCCAGGCTGGTACGACGGCCGGGTCAACACCACCTCCACTGTCGACGAAGCAGGTCTGGAGGCGGCGATTCAGGCGCGTCTCGCGGAGCAAACTGCATCGCGTACCGCCGCACAGCAGGCCGCGCAGGCCGCCGCCGCGGCCGACCCGAACTATGGAAAGCTTGGCAAAGACTTCGAGTTCCAGAAGTTCAGCTACACGGGCGAAGACCTGTTCGACGACCCGAGCTATCAGTTCCGTCTCGACCAGGGGCAGAAGGCACTAGACCGTCAAGGGGCCGCATCCGGCCGCTTCCTGTCTGGCTCGCAGCTTCAAGCGGCGTCCAACTACAACCAGGGCGCCGCATCGCAGGAGTTTCAGAACGCCTACAGCCGTGCACTGGGCACGTTCGGGACGAACGAGGGCAACCGCTTCAACGCCCACCAAGCCAACTTCAACAACTCAGTCAACCCGCTCCTGTCGCTCGCCGGTGCAGCCACGCTCGGATCGCAGAACCTGGGCGCTGCTGGCGCGGCCAACGCGGCGCAGATCGGGGCCAACGCAACCTCGAACGCCAACGCACAAGGGGCTGCCGGTATTGCCAACGCCAACAACATCAGCGGCGCGATGACGGGGGCGGTGAACAACTACCAGAGCAACCAGCTCATGAACACGCTGTTGAATCGGAACACGAGCGTGAACAACAACCCTTACACGTCGGGCGGACTCCCCAACCCGTCGGCCTACGACTTCACGAGGGATTGAACATGCCGATCGACGCAAGCATCTACGGTCAGGTCCAGCAGCCCCAGCAGGTGAACCCTCTGGCGTCGCTGGCCCAGGCGTACCAGATCAAGGCCTACGCGGGCGCCGCGGACAAGAGCGAGCGCGAGACGGCGCAGCAGAATCGCCTGCTCCAGTTGGTTCAAAGCCCTGAGTTCACCTCTGCGCCGGCGCAGCAGCGCGCGCAGTTGCTCGAATCGCAGGGCTTGTTCGACCAGGCCGGCAAGGTGATCACGAACAACGCTGCGGCCAACAAGGACCAGCGCGCAGCCGAGGTAAGCGGCTTCGAGCTGCAATCCAAGAAGCTGGAAATGCTGTCGAATCTGGCCGGCAGCGTCACCGACCAGCCGAGTTACGACCGTGCGCGCACCATCGCCCAGCAGCAAGGTTTGGACGTGTCGCAGTGGAACCCGCAGTACGACCCGGCCGGCGTGGCTCAGTTCGCGCAGGCCACGCTGACGGCCAAGGAGCGTCTGAACGCGCAGATCCAGCAGCAGGCGCAGGGAGTCACGGTGCGCGGCCAAGACCTGTCTGCGGAAACCGCACGCCGCGGGCAAGACATCTCCAGCAGCACGACCATCCGCGGTCAAGACCTGACTGACTCCCGCTCGCGCGAAGCCAACCAGAACGGGCGTGTGCCCAGCGGCTATCGCCAGGCTGGAGACGGCTCGCTGGAGTTCATTCCGGGCGGTCCCGCAGACCCGAATACCAAGCCAGCAGGCGGCAAGCCGTTGAACGACACGCAGGCCAAGGCGCTGCAGTTCGGTTCCCGTATGCAACAGGCGGAAGAGGTGTTCACCAAGCTCGCCGAAGAAGGCGTGAACGCTTCGGTCCCTGGCTCTCGTACACCGGTGATCGGCAGCGTGATTTCCGCCCTGCAGCCGGAGGCCCGGCAAGAACTGGACCAAGCCAAGCGCAACTTCATCAATGCGGTGCTGCGTCGCGAGTCGGGCGCAGCCATCGCTCCGAGCGAGTTCGACAACGCCGACAAGCAGTACTTCGCCCAACCCGGTGACAGCCCGAAGGTGCGCGAGCAGAAGAAGGCCAACCGCGAACTCGCAACGCGCGGCATCCTGGCCGAAGTGCCCGACAGCGAAAACCGCGTGTCCCAGGTCCGTGGCACGCCAGCCAAGCCGGCCGGTGGCGCCACGCGCAAGGTGATCGGCGGGAAGACCTACGAGAACGACGGCAAGGGCTGGTACGCAGTCAACTGATATGCCCAACTACATCCAAGACCCCGCTCTGCTGGCTCAGCTCAACGGCGGCGGCAATCCTTTTGACGATGCTCTCGCAGCCGAAGGCATCAAGGGGCCGATCGCCGACATCGCCCGAAGCATCTACGCTCAAGAATCCAGCAGCGGCAAGAACACGAAGACTTCCAACGCTGGCGCCGTCGGCGGGATGCAGATCATCCCTTCGACGTTCAAATCTGTAGCTGACAGGGATTGGGACATCAATGACCCGGTACAAAACGCCCGTGCAGGTATCCGCTACATCAAACAGCTTCACGAGCAAGCTGGCGGCGATCCGACCCTTACTGCGGCGGGATACTACGGCGGACCCGGTGGACTTGAGAAAGCTCGCCGGGGTGTCGCCGTTTCCGACCCGCGCAACCCCAACGCCCCCAACACCCTCCAGTACGGACAGCAAGTAGCAGCTCGCATCCCGAAGGAAAAGGGCCTTCTGCAGCGGGCCGTCGAGGCGGTCATCCCTTCGGCCGAAGCCGCGCAGCGCCAATACATCGACGATCCGGCACTGCTCGAGCAACTGAACGGAACGAGCGACCTGCCGCGCGTAGAAGTTCGTGGCACGTCCGCAGACGAGCCCAGCGCTGGCGAACGTTTCGTTGGAGGCGTCAAGCAGGGCGCTGCTGATCTGGTCGGCGGGCTGGTGCGCGGGGCGGGGTCGATCGGCTCCACGCTGCTTGCTCCGGGTGACGCCATCCAGGATGCAATTGCAGGCCGCCCCTTGATGTCGACGAACAACGCCCGCCGCGCCGGAATCGACGGTGGCCTGCAAGCCGCTGGCGCCAACCCGAACTCAATGGTCTACGGCGCCGGCAAGTTGACCGGTGAAATCGCTGGAACCGCGGGCATGGGCGGGTTGCTGGGGAATGCCGCTTCCATGGCTGGCGCAGCGCCTCAGTTCGTGAATGCTCTTCGCTCTGGCGGAATGACGCTGGGGCAGGGTGCCGCCCCAGGCGCGCAGAACATGCTGACGCGCATTGCAGGCGGTGCAATCACCGGCGGCGCATCTGCGGGCCTCGTAAACCCAGAAGACGCACGTACTGGCGCCATGATCGGCGGCGCGCTCCCAGTGGCCACCAAGACCGCCGGCATGGTCGGCAACAGCATCGGCAAGGCCGTCTCAGGCGGCCAATTGGCGCCGGAAGTGAAGGCTCTCGCCACGCGCGCCAAAGACCTGGGCATCGACATCCCGGCTGATCGGCTCGTGAATAGCAAGCCCTTGAACGCGCTGGCTTCCAGCCTCGACTACGTGCCCGGCAGCGGCCGCGCCGCGACGATGGGAAAGATGGAAGACCAGCTCAACACGGCGGTTTCCCGCACCTTCGGGCAGAACTCGTCCAACGTCACCCAGGCGCTGCGCAAGGCAGGCGACGAACTCGGCGGCAAGTTCGACAAGGTGCTGAGCCAGAACACCGTGAAGGTGGACTCGCAGTTCCTCAACGACCTGACCGACGCCACGCAGATGGCCAGCAAGGAGCTTGGTTCTGACGGCGCGCGGATCATCCAGAACCAGGTCGACGAGATCCTGGCCAAGGCGTCGCAGGTTGGTGAAATCGACGGTCAAGCTGCCTACAACATCAAGAAGACGCTGGATCGCATCGGCAAGCGAAACAGCCCTGAAGCCTTCTATGCGCTGGACCTCAAGCAGAAGCTGATGGAGGCGCTGAACCGCTCACTCGGCCCTGCAGAAGCCGAAGCGTTCAAGGCCGTGCGCCAGCAGTACGGAAACATGCTGTCCCTGGAAAAGATCGCGCAGAACGGCGCCGAAGGTGGTATTTCCATCGGCCGACTGGCGAACATGCGGAACATCAACAATCCCGAGCTGCAAGAGCTGGCGGACATCTCGGCGCAGTTCCTGAAGAGCCGCGAAGGTGCCCACGGTGCCGCCCAGCGCGTCGGGGCTGGGGCTCTGGCTCTGGGGCTTACCGGGCCGGGTGGACTGGCTGCAGGCGTTGCGACGGGGCGGGGCACGAACATGCTGCTGAATAGCAACGTGATGAAGAGCGCGGTGATGGGTCAGCCCCAATCAAACCAGCTCCTTCGCTTGCTGGGGGCGCCTGAAGCGCAGCAACTGCTGTACCGCACGGCGCCGGTGGCGGGGTCTCAGTGACCCTTCATGCCCTTCCAGATGCCCCATATGAAGGCAGCCAGGACGATGGCGCCGAATTTGATCCACCTGAAGTCGATGTAGTCCATCGGCAGATTCTAGACCCGCTCCAGGCGGGTTTTTTCATTTAGGGACCCTCATGACCGTAGCTCTCCAAGCCATCCCGCAGTTCTTCGACAACGCCGGCAATCCCTTGTCCGGCGGCAAGATCTTCAGCTACGAAGCTGGCACGCTGATCCCTCTGTCGACCTACACCGACCGCTCCGGCACCACACCGAATGCCAACCCGGTGATTCTCGACGCTGCCGGCCGGGCCGACATCTGGCTGACCGCCAATGTGCCTTACAAGCTGATCGTCCAAGACGCTGGCGGCACGACCATGGACAGCGTCGACCAGTTCTACGCTGGGGCAGACCCTTCGCAGCTTGTGGCGGCCGGTATTGTTCCCGCAACTGGCGGCACGTACTCTGGCCCGGTGAGCTTCGCAGGCGGGGCGACGTTCGACGGCACGCCTGCACAGGATCAGGCGACGCTCGACAGCCTGGGCATTGCTGCGGCGCAAAACGTCAACCTCTTCGCAAACGGCGGGTTCGAGTCCTTCCCTGGCGGCGCAGGTTCTTACGCGGACGGCGCTACAGCCTTCGCGTTGACGCAAGTACTGTGCGAGACCGGCTCCGTGGCTGTCTCCCAGGTGGCCGCTCCGACCGACGGTGTTGCATACGCCATGCGCATCACCCAACCGGATGTCGGTTCAAAGCGAGTTGGTTTGGTACAGCGGGTCTCAACCGCGAACACGCTTTTCTACCGTGCTAAGCAACTGGCCTTTGCGGCGAAGGTGCGTTCCAGTGCAAGCGCGACGGTGCGGCTGGCGATCGTCGCCTGGACGGGGGCGGATGACGCAGCTCCTGCGGATGTGGTCAACAACTGGTCAAGCACCAACTACACAGCGGGCAACTTCTTTATTGCGAACACGTTGACCATCGCCGTCACCGCCACGTCACTGAGCGCCGGTTCTTTCACCGATTGCCTTGCCTCCAGCATCAGCGCTGGGGGTGTTGTCGTGCCCAGCAATACGGCGAACCTGTACCTTGTGATCTGGTCAGATTCGCCTCTCGCCCAGAACGTCACCTTGGACGCGGCGAATGTGCGATGCGGTGCAGGCAGCAGCGCGCCGCTGTTCTATCCATCGAATCCATCGGTCTACGGGAGACTGCTTGGCGTCCGCGTGCTCACCGCCACAGGGACTTACACGCGATCGCCTGGCGCAAGGTCCGGTCTCGTGATCGGCATTGGTGGTGGCGGTGGTGGTGGCTCTTCCTCGACCACTGGCGCGGCCAACGTCAGCACCGGGCT